ATACATTGGTACATCCATCTTTATTTTATCCCCGTCCATCTCCGGTGCTGTTCCAAGCTTGACAAAGGAGAGGTGAATGTTTTTAAGGGCATCATCTTCAGTAATTCCCCAAAGTGGAAATCCCGAGACATCTTTCTTTGTAAGTTTTGAATACGGATAATCAGGTATAGAAATAACAACACCACAAGCAATATCATGAGAAACCCTTAATGTGTCTTTACCATAGAGCAGATCTACCATCCATTGAATTGGATCTCCTTTATGAAGAGCTTGTTGGATTTGAAAGAGAGGCCATCCAGGTCTAGTTGTGAATTCAAGAGGCCAGGGAGTACCCTGTTTATCTATAATACAATTAACATCTATGTAACCAGTGTAGTTAAGTCCGTGAAGGAATCCTTCCAGTGGATATAAGACCTTCTCAGCAAGTAGAGACTCTTCTGTATATCGTAGAATAGTTCCTTGTTCACCAGTAGCAACACCCAAATCATCATTCATAAACTTCTTAAATTCCCAGTTCTCTAGAACATTCTTACTAAAGCCACCAGGACCAAACCAACCCCCCACAGCCATTTCAATACCTTTATGAAACTCTTGAAGGATAAAGGAACCCTTATAGGCATTCTTCTTTTTCCAATATGTTAACATATAGAGCATTTCAGCAGCATCTTGTGCTACATAAGAGAGGGCTTTATTTCCATCACCAAGAGGTTTGGATACATATCTTCCTGGATTCTTTTGTATAAAAGCAATAGCGTCGTCGTAGTTGTGGAATTCTGTACTAGGAATAGTCTTAATACCAGCCTGTTTCATCACCCCTTCCCCATGAGTACGGTCTTGTTCCCATCTAGCCGTATCTATGGAAGGGCCGAAGATGGGGTATCCTTTATCACGGTACCGTTCTAATGGATAAATGTACTTACAGTTGTCTGTAGTGAAGATTAAATCAGCCCACTTCATGTGGTCTTCCCAATGGGCTACACGTTTAATAAGACCATCCCCAACTAAATTTCTATCTCCATTGGGCTCATGTCTAACAAACCAACGAACTTCGTGTCCATAAGCCTGGGCCCGTAAAGCCAAATCTAATCCAAGACCATCAAAATCAATTATTAATAAATTCAATCCGCTTCTCCTAGGCGTTTCCGTTCTTCTACATAGTGTTCATGTGAAGGAACATACATCTTATACCCCTCTACCCAGTCATCTTTAAACACTTGTTGGGCTCCTTTAAGGGAAATCTCATTATTCTTTACCATCTTGAGCATCACATACTCAAGATCATCTTTCTTATCGGCATTCCATTTCCCATATCGAGACATTGGGAATAGGTTGGATTCAGAATCAGAACCACCGAGAGAACGAGGGACTATGTGATCCAGTTCATAGTTAGCCGGGTTAACATTCTTATACCCAGACTCTTTAAGCATACGAGCTTTAATGGCATCTGTATCCCGTATAAGTGGCCTACGTCCCTGCTTACCCATTTCAAAGTTCTCTTTCATCTCTCCAGGAGATTTGTCCTTATTGGGATAGGAATGAGTCTCTTCAAACATAGAAGGTCTATCTAGAGCAGCCGCGGTCTTCCTGTGGAAGTCACTAGACTCTCCTTGGGGTTTGCCCCCTTTACCGTAAACAGGAAAACCTACCATACCAGCCGCGCCTTTAATAAGGCCCTCTGTAAGAGTCTTCCCACCCATAGCTCCCTGAACCTGAAATGGTAGAGCACCCGATAGGGCTGCTTTAAGCCTGCCAGTGACTGTATTGTCTTTTAACTTAGGAGCATAAGGGGACGCATATTCTGTGCCCGTCAGCCCAATTGTAAAGGCTTTTGGAAAGAATCCTAGTTTGTTAGCAATTGCTTTATCTGAATCTTCAAACATATGCCATGGTTCCATAGCATGTTTGGCTAGTTGAACACTAGTCCCGTCCTTAAATTCTAGTCTGGTGGGGTCTTGATTCTCCCAAATATTTCTACCAGAGGTTGCCCAATTAGCAAGATTCATAGCCGTGAGGTATGTAACAGCTAATCTAGCCTGATACCGTCGGGCCAGATCTCCTTGAGTCTTAGGTTTAATAAGACCCTTAATTCCCCCCCTAAGGTCCCATCTTGAAGGATCTGATAGGGATTTGGGGAGAGCAGTTGAGAACGCTCTAAATGTGGATATTGTCCAGTCAGGTGCAAAAAGCAGTAACTGTAGATTTCTCCGACCTTCAGGACTGAAGGCTGCCATCGAGAGGGTTTCTCCAAGCTTTGTTGTCGACTGTCTAGCGATGTCATACCAGTCCAAACCCCCATAAGTATTATTAATCATTCTGGTTATTTCTCGGATTTGTTTCGCACGACCTTCAGCAGTTTTAAATAGTTCTGGGTGGTCTATTTGCATCTTCTCAAGATACTTCAGATACGTATTAATCTTTAAACCAGTATGAAGGTAGTCCCAAGTAAACTTATCTAGTTTACCCATTGTTTTAGTTTCAATGGCTGTCATAGCCTTTTCCATGTATTCCTTTCCATAACCAAACTTAGAAAAGAATTCATCAGCCAATTTGCCAGAAGTTCCAAGAACACCACGAGTCACATCTTCAGGAGTACCTATTATAAGACCATTCATAATAGCTTCTAAAACATCTGGATGGGCTTCTGCAAACATCCTAAGAGATTCTTTCATTCCAATAGAACCTTTCTGATCTAGACCACCAGCAAGTATGTGAGCTTCTATAAGAGACTTAGCATGGAATAAACTCCACGATACATTGAGTCTCTTAATAGCATTGGTAAGAATACTAAGGGCTTGTATAATAGGACCAGGTTCTCTAGCAGCTAGCATATGTTTCATAGCAGGATATATATCAGGATGAACAGCAAACCCCTTAAACATATTATCTTCTATTACTTTATATCCATGAGGAACACCTTCTCTCATCATATTAACAAGAACAGGATCTCCCCGTTTAACTGCAACACCATTTATTCTAATGTGATCTGGCATTGTTCTTAATTTACGAAGACCGTCAATAGCTTCTTTATTAGTAATAGCGTCCAACATAGATCTTGAATAGATCTCATGAACATGGGCTAGATCTGTAGTCTTTAATTTAAGACCTAGACTTGTAATCTTATCCATAAATTCACCAAAGTCTGGTGCAGTTCTATGTTTACTGAATCTAGAAGTTGTTTTAGTTCCAGGTATTGGACGTTCTGTATTAAGAATTTGCTGCATCAGAGCATCTCTTGTAGATTGCTCCATATCACCAAAGTCAATAATACGAGTAGCATAGTGCTCTAAGAGCCCATCAATGATACCCAATTTCTCGGCACGTTCTCCGGTTTCTTTTGTAAAAGATTTATATAAATCGAAAGCTTCTTTTTCTTTCCCAGTAAGAAGAGGTTCATATGTTTTAACTCCATCCACCACAGTAATCTTTTCAGCCTGTTTACGTTGAATTTTTTCCCACAAGGCTTCCCGATCTTTTTGGTCTGGGAGAAGTTCTCTTAAAGAATTAGATTGTTGCCAAGATATTACTTCATTAACTCTCCGTTGTGCTAGGTCAACACCAATTATATTCTTAGCGGCTTTAATATATTCTTCTTCAAACTTCTCTGGAGAATCTGGAGAACCCTCCCCCCGTTTAATTCCCAAATGAGTTTCTAATATAGACATAGCCTTAGTAGGCTTGGCTGCAAAGCTTTGCCAAGCTCCAGCAAAAGCAATCTTCCAAGGATCTATTTTGTCTTCTCCCAAAACTTCTTGGGTTGCTTCTATTGTGGATCCAACACCACCCATAAAAGCTCGTTGTGCTCCAGCAGAAGCAATCTCTTTTCCAGCAGCATTGACTATAGGTTTTATAGCACCAGGACCAAACCCCACCAAACCTCCTACAAAACCACCAGCAAAAGTAGATTTGGGAGATTGTCGTTGTTCACGGGCTCTTGTCTCTGGATCAAAACCAGACTTCTCAAGAGCCTCGTCTCCGACCGCTTTTTTAATTTCTTCAGTAGCCTTTTCTCCTAACCATCCACCACCAAAAGCTCCACCAAGACCAACCAATCCTGTGGTAACAAGACCCAGAATTGGGTTGATAGCAGCCGCAGCTTCTTCAATAGGAGCTGCAGCAGCTACGGCTGAGACAGCACCCCCCAAACCACCCACATTTGGGAGAAGGCCTTCCACAGCAGCTTTACCAAAAGCTACAGTATCGTGTGGTTTATGAGAGTCTTCTGTAACATCGACAAAACCTTTTTTAGATTCTGTTGCATCTTTAAATCCAGAAGATTCTGTAACGTCTTTAAACCCACCCGTAGTCTGTTCATTTGTGTGGTCCGTTACATCAACAAAAGGCATTAGTGATTCATTCCGGAGTGTGGTGGAGTATCAAAGGATTCCCACATAAGATCATCAGCGGCTTTGCTGTGTAGTGTTTGTTTAGTTTTAATTTTACCGAGTTTAATGCCTTGGGCAATTATTTGTGCCCTTGTCATACCAGGATTCCCTTTTATGTTGGCTGTTACCCAAGACTGTTCTGTGGGTGCTAGAGACGCAAAAGTAACCTTGGATTCAGGTAAATTAGTGTTGGTGTTGGTGTCTACAGGACTCTTCGGTTTATTAGGATGTAGTTTGTTCTCTCTATAGGTATCAAAGTTACCGAGAGATTTGTAGTCATCAAGAGCTTGTTTTAATTCCGAACGAGCGTCTTCAATCTCTTTACTAAGACGAGTTGATTGTTTTGCTTTATGTTCTGGATCACCTTTACTACTTTCGACAGAACGTAATTCTGCTTCTAGATCAGAGAGTTCTGTTTTAATATTAGTAACATTTCCTTGAGCATAAGTTCTATCAGCAGTCCAATCTGCTCGAAGACCTTTATCGCCAGAACCCTCCTCTTTTTTTGTTTGAATAGCAATTGTATCTTTATGGAACTGGGCTTGATCAGCATCACGGAGTGCTTGTCTAGCAGTATCACGATCTTTTTCCATTTCCCTTGCTCTATCATGTGCAGCCTTCTCAGAAGCTACTGCTTGTTTAACAATTAATTCTTGTTGTTTTCGTTCTTCGTCCATACGTTTTGATAGAGGCATTGATTGACTTTGAATATTGTTTACGGCTTTGTCAAGAGGAAGGCCCTTCTGTTGCATATCCATAATACCAGAAACCATTTTAAGTTTTACATCGTCTGGTAATCCAGAACCTTTAGCAATGTCAATTAGTCCGTCATAGGACTGAGCACCGGCAGTCTGTTCTGCCACGCTCTCTAATTGTCCTTGGACAATCTTCATTTGATTTAGAGTCTGTGTTTGTGCTGCAGTTTTAAGATTAGAAGCCTGTGATTGTAATTCATAGGCTTGTTTACCATATCCCCTGGATGCAAGAGTACCTGCCGCTTTAGTGAGGGCATTCATTTGTTGAACAGGATCAGATTTCTGATCATCAGGGATAGCTTTCTCTGCATCAGCTATAGCAGACTTTTCCTGATAACCTTCTACTTTCTGTTGGGCCCAATTAGCAGTCTGTTCAAAGACTCCCCAGGGATTGGTTGGAGCTACCATAATCAAACTCCAGGATAGTTTTGAACGGTTGAGTTGGGATTACCCATCTGAGAAGAATTCTGTTGAGCTAGGTTTCCATAATTGTTGCCAAACAAACTATCAAACATAGCACTTATTCCTGAGAACATGCTGCCACCCCCACCAGGCATTCCCAACGATGCACCAGTTACCGCACCCACAGCTCCAAAAATATTATTCCAACTTTGTTGTGTTTGTTGTTGTTGGTCACTATAACTACTCTGTTGTTGGTTATACATCTGATTACCAACGGTAGCTGGAGATTGATTAGCACCAGATAATGAGGCATCTTGACTAGATAAAGCATTATAAGAACTTAGTAAGGAGGTCTGCCCTAAATTTGTACGTGCTTGTACAGCAGCACCCGAACCTAGATTACCAGAAGCCGCATTCCCTGCTGCAATAGTACCTTCTCCAGACTGCATCATAGCAGCATAAAGAGGACTACCCATAGCTGAAGCAGGGTTCTGTGTCAAATTTTGTAATTGAACGGCAGCTTGTTGTCTACCACCAAGGGCCCCATAGGGGTCCATTTGACTGTATGGTGTTGGAGAAGGGGGAGTTCCACCACCACCACCAAAAAAATCACTAATGAATGACATAATTATTTCCTATATTGTGTTGGTTGTACACCATCATTTTCCATTCGTCCTACACTGAAATCCAATTCAAGAGCATCTAGTCTAAGGGGTATTGAATCCCAACATAATAATTCCCAGGCCCGTCTACGACCAGACCCTAACATATATAATTGAGGCCGTGGTTTATTTAAGTCTACTTGTCTATAATTAGACCAAGAGGAATAATCATCATTTGTATGTCTAATGTAAGCCGTTGCTGGTACTTTATCTCCAATTACTTCTAACCGATGATAAAATTTTCTTTTAGTAGTACCACTATCCATGAGATCTGTTACAACTCTATAGTAGATAGGAGCACTATCATCAGTGTATTGAGTAGAACGAAGAGTATAAATAGTACCAAGATCATCATCCATTAAGTAATAGTTGGTGCTTGAACCAAAGGTCCCAGCATAAAAACTAGGTCTAAAGTATTGCTCTGCGTAAACACCAGTCACTCCACCAGAGTCTGTGTCTCCAGCAGCCCACATAGTCCATTGCACCCAAACTTCCTCACCAGCATCATATACTAGAGTAGTATTAATATTGTGAAGAGTAAGAACATAAAACATATGTCCATTAAACTTCATAGTATATGCTTTAATAGTTGTCAAAGCATTCGGAAGAGAAAGAACCCGTTCAACAAATGATGTTGATATTTTCGCTGGAGATAGTCCATTTAACATATAAACAGCAGGCCCTGTGTTCTTTGACTGACCTACCCACGCTACAGACTGTTCTAATTGACAAATAGAAGTTCCATTAGCACAACCAATTTCAATATTATAACTTGAAGCTAGGGACAGAGGACTAGTAAGTCCACCACCAGCTCCTGAGTCGTAATAAAAACTAGTAGACCATTGACTAAATGCTGCTACATAGTTCATGTGTTTACTAATACCAACTAAGTTGTTTGGTTCTGCATAAGAGGTTACATAAGCTAGAGCATCCCATTTAGAGGGATCATTACTATAACTTGTGAAGATCTGGCTATTCTGAGTACCTATGATAGTATATTCGTCTAGGTAAGCAACACCAGGAACTATTGGACTAGTTGTTGGGAAGCCCTGTAATACTGCATCTATTACTGCACCGGTACCAGCATAACTAATCATAGCTTCACTAGCAGC